CGCCGTGTAGCGAGCCCTTAAAGCACCATGGCACATATGTGCCCCTGCGCCAATTCGTTGGGGCGCAACCGTATCGGCATATGCGGGCTGTTGGAACCTTGCCAGGTTCTGCTGTTAAGAACACTATTCGTTCTAGACGGCATCAGTCAATGTATGCAGACTTGTATGGTAAAGTTGGGTTGCAGAAGTTGAAAGACATCGCCGGTGACAAATTTTTTGTTGTTTGTCCAACCGAAACCAATTACTATAAAACTGTTACATCGTGGGATGTGAAACCTGAGTACAAATATTGTGGGACTGAATCTCATGTTTTTGGAATGTTGTTTTTTGAGCACTTTTATGCCGGAATAATGGGCGACTGTGTCGCCACTTCCGAGGAGATTTGTGCTTATATAGACTGGACAAAGAGTCCTGGTTTTCCCCATACCTTTTTTGGTTTTAGAACAAAAGAGCAGCTTGTTCAAGCTCTCACCGATACGTTGTTTTTTGAACGTACCGGTACGCTCCCTTTCTGGAATGTTGCCGGAAAGATAGAGTTTAAAGTCTTAGCTGATATTGAGGAGAATAAAATAAGGTTATTTCAAATACCTTCATTTGAACTCCTCTTTTCGCAACTGAAATTTGGTAAGCGTATTTCCCTACGCTTGATGAACTATGAGTGGTCAAAATATGGATTTAACCCATACAGTGGAGGTTTTAATAAACTCGCTGAGTCTCTTTTGAAGAAGAGATACCGTGGATGCTATGATGTGTCTGGTTGGGATAAATTTTTGCCATTGTTGAAGGATATATACTCTGTTCTCGAAAAGAGATGCGGAATCCCGAAAGAAGAGATGGAAGAATTTCTGTGGACTGTTGAAAACACATGTGCTTTTTTATTAAAGCTTCAAAATGGTGTTGTTCTTTGTAAAGACTATGGAAATGCCTCTGGATCGGGTTGTACGACAAGAGATAATATTTTTGGCCACGTTATAATTTTCGCTGCTGGACTATTTGCTGCTTATAAGCGCAAACACGGCGAATCTCCTCCTTTCTCACTTGTACGTGATCAACTAGTTAACCTTTATGGTGATGATAATGTCTTTGCTGTAGATGAAGAGTTTAGTCTAATGACGGACCCTGAATTTCTCGCAGAGCACCTTGGAAATTATGGACTAAAGTTAAAGTTCTTTTTTGGTGGTTTGGATGCAGACTTGCACACACTAAGTTTTCTCGGTGCTTCTTTTAAGAAGATGCCTTCTGGATTGTGGTATCCATTGTATGATGTCGAAAGACTCGCTACGACCATGATTTATGAGGATCATAATTTGACCCTCTCACAACATTTAGGAAAAGCTTTTACGCTTATGGTTATGTCTCGACCTTCTGATAAGTTCGCAGATTTTTATCAAGCCTATAGAGCTCTAGTTTCAAGTGATTTAGTAAGAAACAATTTAGATGACCCTAGCATAGCCGCTTACGCATTTGTTGGCACTCCTTCGGAGTACGATATTGATGCGTTTTATACCGGATGCGAGTCTGGAAGTAGAAGATTTGAGAGCCTTTTTCTCTCGGATCTCCTTCTGGATTTCTAAATTGTAGTAGGAATGTTTTGGGTTATTCTTTTTCCCACAGAATCTTTGTTGGAGGTTCCTTAAACCGGCCCGGTTTAAAAGATTTTGATTATGTCTAAAGTTATGACTAAAAAAGAATTTATGGCATTGTCTCCCGCCGCAAGAGGACAAGCCGCGAAACGCTCTCAACGAAAGAGAGTGCCTCGCGCACAAAGAAAACCCCGAGGTAATATGCCTAAGAAAGGTTTGATGTTACCTGGTCCAGCCCGTAATGGGTCTGGCCGTCGTCGTGGACAACGTAGGCAACGCGGTAGTCCTACCACCGCTGGTAATACGCGGAGTTTTATCGTTCCGGTTGATGAGGATATTGCGACTCTTAATGGAACGGTGGCGTTTGGTGCCACCTCTTTCTCCATTAACCCTGGTAATCCTCTTATGTTTCCGTTTTTTAGTAGGACGGCTCAGAATTATGAGCGTTATGAGTTTGAAGAACTTACGTTTCATTTCAATCCCTCCGTTGGCCCCTTTGCTGCTAATGGTGTTCAGGGTTTTGTATCGATAGCCGCTACTATGGATCCTTTACAGGCTCCTCCAAGTACTCAGAGTCAGGCTGATGTTTTATTCCACAGTCCTGTTGTTGAGACTGCAAATAAAGTGTCTCTCTCTGTTCCTAAGAGTTTCCTTCAGAGTAAATCTCTTCGTGAAAAGTTTTTGGTTCGACAAAATGGAAATCTTCCTGGTGGAACTGATCCCCACGCTTATGATTGTGGGCAAATTTTCTTTTGTACCAATTTGCAGGTGAATGGCACTGGTATAGGTTTGGCTAGAGTTACTGGTCGATGTAGATTGTCCAATCCTGCTAATGATATTGCAGGCGCAGCTCTTCCCAATTTTTCGGTGTCTTTGTTTAGTGTTACCAACCAGGTTTTGACAACTGCCGTTCAAACGTTGGTTACTTACACTACTGCCAATTTTAATAATACTGGAATTATTCAGGATGGAACGTTTAGTATTTTTACGCTTCCAGCGGGTAATTTTCTTGTTGATGTTACTGCTGATATGGATCAATCTGGTACCCTTACAACTGGATGTACATTTTTAACCAATATGATGGTTAATGGTGCTGCCGTTGGTCCAGTTATTTCTGGAACCTGTCCAAATTCAGCCACGAATACACAGACTATGCACATTCCTGTTTCTAACAATTGGTTTGTTCGCTCTAATGGTTCTACCACTGTTTCTTTTCGTGTTCAGGCTAATTTTACTGCCGGAACTGCTGATGTGGATTCTATGATCCGATTCACAACTGTCTAGTACCTTTGGTCACTAAGGGAACGACGTGCTAAGCACACGTTAAAATGCTAGTCTTTTCTGGGCTTATCCAATTGAAACCTGGACCTCGGAATTGATGTTTGGACTCAGATTGAGTTAAAGAGTTAGCTTATGCTACCCCA